AGCGGTTTGCAGAACTTGCTATGGCATACTTTATCATGTGGTCAGGGCTCAGGGAGTATTGGAAGAGGAAGGTACCTAAGTGATTTGGAAGGTTCTAGGCCAGTTTTGCCGAAAGGATGATGGGAGCTTCGACTTTCAGGAGCTCCATGCTATTGAGCTGGGCTTGTTCTTTCCCTTCATTCTGTGGCCCTTCCTCTTCAGTCATCTCAGACATATAGATGGAGGAGAGGCAGCAAAGATAGCCAGGTGGGAGCCTCATTACCTAGCCTTCGGTATGGCACTTAGAGCTCTGTGTATTCTGGCTGTTCTTATCTGGAGAGGAATCTTATGAGAGAGCTCACAGACGCTCAGAACACTGCACAGCAAGCATCTTCCTTTGATGCTAATGTTCATGTCCAGATAGGCGATGACGAGTATACCCAGGCTCAGATAGTCTACTGCGAACATATCGAGCGAGTCTTTGGTGGTACACTAGTAGTCAGGCTCAACAACTCTGACGGCGACCTGGATGACTCCAATCTTAAAGGTAAAGAGGTAGAAGTCAATTGGGGCTTTGGAGGAGACCCAGGTAGGCAGGAGATGGCTCATCTGTGGGTGTACTCCACCAGGGAGATTTCAGTACGAGGCAAAAAGACCATCGAGCTGTTCTGCGTAGATAACTGGCACAAGCTCAACTTTCTCAAACTTGGCATAGGCGGAGTGATGCTGAAGGGTACTTTTTATGGAGACCTTGTGCCTGGCAGGAAGCTCAAAGGAAGTACCAGCGATGCTACAGGAATCATAGCAGAAGTCTCCCCCACCAGGACCTATATATTTCTTCAAAGTGTCTCAGGTACATTTGTTAATACAGAGAATGCTGTCGATACCAGGGATGCAGCGAACTATGTGGACATTACTACAGATGCTACAGGAGTAACAGATGTTGGGGTAGGTAACGCTGCTGGCTGGGACAAGAGCAAAGACATAGATGAGATAATAGGCTCCACTGGTACAGCAGGAAGTCTCCTCTATGGCACAGGGGTGACTTGGGCCTTAGACTCATCTGATGGAGTAGTGGATGCTTACAAGCCAAGGTACTTGCTGACAAATATCCTGAACGCTCCTACTATCCGTGATGTTATCCAGGACCTGATGAGCATGACCAAGTGTGGCTTCCGTATGCAGGCTAATAATGAGCTCCATGTCTTTGACTTGAGGACTGCCCCTGACCCTGTGGACTATACCTATGAGCTGACTGGCGACCACACTCTGTTCGAGAATCTCAAGGATATAAGCTTGATGATTCCTAACAGGATTGTAGCATATTGCTTCAGCCAGACTGATGACGAGATGACTATATACTCAGGCTACGGAGCAGACACAGATGAGTCCGATGCTTTTATTGTTATAACAGACCTTCTTTCTTGTGAGGTAGACTCAGATGAAGAGGCTACAGCCCTGGCCGAGGCTGCTATCCATAGGCTCAAGTGGAGCAAGCAAGTTGGCAGCATCAAGGTTCCTATGAACATAGGTCAGGAGCTCTTTGACTACATTACTATCATAGATACCAGGATGGGAGTCACCTACAGCGGTTGGGTAGGTGGTATCATCAGGCACTGGGAACCTGGCAAGTACGAGATGACCGTGGAGCTGGGCCAGTTGGACAGCATAGCTTCTATAAACGATAGGGAAGGGAAAGCTTACTTTGGCCCCAATGTTCTTCCTGAAGGTCAGGGCAGACACTCTAGAATTGACTTCAATCCTATGCCAGCTATCCAGCCTTTCATTCTCAACCTGGAGTTCTCCGCCACTGACAATGATGACATAGTCTGGAACAATGGCACTGCTGAGACTGATGGCTCAGTCCAGTTTGCTAATGGCGAGACACAGGTAATCAGTCATGGAACGCTTAATCTGGCTGAGACAGGAAAGTACTACCTCTACCTAATCAAAGGCAACACTACTCTCCAGAATACACAGACCTTCAGTGATACTGTAGGAGCGGACAGAGGCATAGTAGCTATAGCTGAGAAGGCGGCTACTGCCACAGAGTATGCATCTGTAGTCAGCCTCACAGGAGATATGTTCCATGTAGGAGAGACTGGAGTACATATAGCCAAACTCTCAGCTATCAATGCAGATATGGGACTGCTGACTGCTGGTGAGATAAGAGTAGGAGAGGGTACTCTTGGTAGTGACTTTACTGGCTGGAGACTGTGGATAGAGGATAACGTAGGAAGGTTTGCTGGTTACTATGAAGATACTATGCGCTTCTACTCAGGAACAGATGGTAGACTGTACTGTGCTGGCGGTAACCTTACTCTTGATGAGGACGGTATCAAGGTCTATGGCCTTAGTAGCAGGTTAAGATGGTACGACAGCGATGAGCCCCCTGTGTATCGTGCCTTTATTGACCTTACTGGAGGTAACACCTTCGAAATAGCTAGTCGTGAAGGCTATGACATAGTAATAGATGCAGATGATGAGCTGCAACTTCAGGCAGATGATGGGGACATAGAACTTTGGGCCTCTGGGCATAATACTTGGCCGCATAGTACTGATGACGACTTGGGGACTGCAACTGAGTATTGGGATGACATAAACTACACCGACCTCATTGATAGGACTCCATCGCCTCATGTTATACCTAATGCTCTAGCCAAGATAGTTGCTATGCGGACTCATTGGTCGGTGAAGCAAAGGAAGGGAGATGCTCCTAGAGATATAGAGACTTTTGATAGGGATACATTCCCTGAGGAAGTCTTGGTCATGCCAACTCAGCGAGACTATGATAAGTTTCATAAGCATATGGAAAAGAAGCTAAGGAAGGGCCAAGAGTATTCTCATCCTGGGCCTCAGATAGGCACTAGCATGAACGCTATGCAGGGGATGATGCTAAAAGCCTTCCAAGAAGTGGCAATCAAGCTAGATGGACTAGAGTCTAGGCTAGCTGCATTGGAATCCAGATAGGAGGTCAGATGGACTACCAGGAAAGATTCGACAAGAACAAGCTTAGGCTGGAGATGGTTGCTAGGGAGCTTAATGCTATAGAGCAAAAGAAGCGTGGGCTCCTTGAGGAAGCAACTAGGGTGTCTGGAGAGCAGCGATTGCTCCAGGAAATCATGAAGGAGGAAGCAAAAGATGAGCCGAAACCTTAACAGGACAATAGCCGATATGCGCTCTGACCTGGGAGATGCAGTGCGCTCTGACCTGGGAGATGCAGGAACTACTTGGGCTGATGCAGAACTGAAGCGCTGTATCCATCGGGCAGTGGCTGACCTGAGCAGAGTGCTCCCAAGGGAAAGGGTGTACGAGCTGACCATCTCCCCAACTGTCTCCAGTGAGTCCTTCACTACGCTCAAAGCAACAAGTGCCGCCGCCATAGTCAGTGCTTACAGCATAGCTACCATAGCGGACGGCGATGCAGCGGCTACATTAGCAGGGCAGCCTGACCAACCTCGGCCTGTCAAGCTCACCATCACAGATGCTAATACTTCCATCACAGCCTTCGTGGTCACTGTGCAAGGAGTTGGAAGAGACTATGGCTACGTTGAGGAGACATTCTACTTCTCAGGCGGCTTGGTACAGACTGGCTCCAAGTACTTCCGCAGTGTCACTGCTGTTGTTGTAGAGCGCATCAAGGGTGCAGCTACAGGTGATACCCTCTCCCTAGGTACAGGTGACCCAACAGGAATCTGGGTACAACTTGCCTACAAGCCCATCAAGCCCAGCTCGGACAGTATCACAAGCTACACCCGAGATACTGACTACATCATGGACTACGATAATGGCAGGATAGCCCTGAAGTCAGGTGGGAGCATGGCAGCTGAGACAGCATACTCAGTTTCCTACACCAAGAGCGAGGTGAAGATTGACATAAGCAGCCTGGACGACCTTATCCGTGTAGATAGAGTAGAGTACCCTGCTCGTAACATACCGCAGACTTTCCAGTCCTTCGAGGCCTGGGGAGATACTATAGTCCTCCTCGGAGAGTCTCCTGAAGGCCAGTCCTCAATGGCAGACAAGGAACATGCTGTAGTACGGTACACAGCTTGCCAACAGCCTCCAGAGGATACTGCACCTGGCTCATACCCAGCTTTCCTGGACTCTACTATAGAGCTTGCAGCCGAGGCTTACGCTCTATTTATGAAGGCATATAAGCTGGAGCATCAGGCAGCTACAGATGTAGCATCGGCTAGGACAGCGCTGGGGAATTGTGCTGCCTTGCATACCCTAGCAGGTACGGCCCTTGCAGCTGCGGCCACAGCACTCGCTGCTGCAACTACCGCTCTCGGTGATACCTTTATGGCAGACTTCCTGAGTGGTGATGCTGTACCATCAGCTAAGAAGTACTTGGTAGATGGAGATGAGCTCATCAACCAGGTGACTCTTGGCGTAGATGTGGGAGAGGGATATGCTAGCTATGCTCGTGTCTGTGTCGAGATTGCCAGGGTATTTGCTTCTCAGGCAGCCGAGCATGACTCCAATGGCAGAGGGTACAATGAAGAAGCCAGCATGTATATCTACGAGATAGACCGCTACCTGGAAGAGGCTACACGCTACATACAGGCAGCGGAGAACGACTTGCTGCTGGCTGATAGATACAGAGCAGAGGCTGTGGAGAAGCGAAATGAGGCTTGGAGCATCTGGAGGACACCAGGAGACTACAAAGCGTCATTTGGGGCATCAGCGACTAAGCAGATAGCAAGGTAGCCGAGCTACCCACTCTGGAGATAACCTCCGCTAGAGTGTCTCGGCTAGGGGCAGGGGAGGAGTTGTCACTTCCCTGCTCCATATACTTTAGCCGTTGGGGATTATCAGCATGAGCCCTATAACTAGTAGGAAGCCAAAGAATAACCAGCCTAGCCTAATTGGTGTCCACATTCTAGTCTCCCCCTTTGAGCTCTACAACTCTAGTAATACTTCTCCTAGGTATAACGTGTACCTCAGTGCAGTTCCCAACACTGTTCCTCATGGTAGCCAATTTGAGATTATACCTGTCTGACCTGGGCAGTCTCCAGCCTATAGTCATACACTTCAGTGGTAGGAACTCACTTTCTTCACTATGCCAGTCATGATGGGTAGAGGCATCATCCCACTCGACTAGCAGCAGTTGCATCCTCTTGAATCCTATCATGCGAGCTTACCTCCTGCTTACTGGCAGTCAGAGCACTTTTGCCTGATGACCCATCCACCCTACCCCACCCCAATGACTTCATTCCCAGACAGTCACAGCTATAGGTAACTGCTCCCTTTCGCATATCAGCAGTGCTCGCTTCATAATCTCCCCATCAGTGCCAATGATAGGATAGTTCACAGCCTTCCTTCTCATCCCTTCAGTATCTACCCTTCCCCACTGGTTAACCTCTTCAGGTACTCTAATTCTCCTACCGAAAAGTGTGGGAAAAGCCCAGCCTGTCCTCAGTCCTTCTTCCTGTGCTTCCTTTATCCAATATGCCGAATCCCTGAAGGTCTCGAACCAGCTGTCCCGCAAGGCTCCACAGCGCTTCAGGTCTCTAATCTTTGCATGAGCTGATATGGTCTTATCAGTGGCCCCATACAGCATCGAGTAGTTAATTGTCTTGGCCAGCCTCCTGGGTATCCGCATCTCGTTCGCAGTGTACAGATGTATGTCCCCATTAGCCTCTCCCTCATAGAAGACCCGCTCCATCTGCTTATCCCCTGCCATGTGCATCAGGATATACAGGTGCTCTTGGGAAAAGTCGACTGTGGTAAACATCCCTGAGTCTGGCTCAAAGATGAACCTGCACCCTTCAGGAAGCAGCGGTCTGTCCATGTCTCTTGGAGGAATGTTCTGCATATTCATCTTCGAGCTGCTGACCCTCCCGACCACAGCATCTAGATTATAGTTTGTGTATATCCTCTCTTCTCCCTTGAGTGGTGCAATGTAGGTAGAGAGAAGCTTCTGTGCGTTCCTGTAGCTCAGCACTGCCGCAGCAAGTGGGTCGTCAACGAAGCCAAGAGTTTCCTTATCAGTCTTCAGTTGCTTCTTGCTCCTCGTGAATGGTAGGAAAGTTCCTCTCTTTGCCAGTATGTAGCCTACCTGCTGGTTGCTGCCTGGGTTAAAGTCCTCCTCTGCACATAGTTCCTTATAGAACTTAACCTCTCCCTTCAGCTTGATTTCTACCCTTGCCCTGTCCTCCTGATTTACCCTCATTCCTCTAAGGCTCATGTCAAGCAGGACAGGAATCACCTTCATCTCAACGGCAAAGTACTCTGTATCTATGCGGTCTATGAAGTGGTGATACAGGTCCAGTGTGGCCCTAGCATGGGAAGCACACATCTCGGATACTTCCTCATATGGTATTCCAGTCATAACCTTCATGTTGTTCCTAAGCAGCAAGTCGGGAGCTGTGACTATGAACTTCTCGAATAGCTCAGCAGTGAGTACCTGGAGCTTAGTTTCTATATGCCCACACAGCCTGGCCATCACGTTCGTGTCTGCTATGTTAGAATTGTGAGTGAAAAAGCCCTCGGCAACAAAGGTCTTAGTAGATGTTTGGATGCTGATAAGCTCTGTGCTGCCAAGTTCTACTATTGAGGCTACCTTTACGAGGTTCCCTTCGTCACAGGGTTCCTTGCCCTCCAAAATAAGGTTGTCCAATAGCCTCTTGGGGCGAACACTACCCAAGAGCCTCGTGATGTCTCTTTGGTTATATACATAAATAATGAACAAGTCCTTGCCCTTTGGAGTAGCCACGAGTCGAACAGAGTGCTTGATGCCCAGTGCCTCAAGTTGCTCCACGTACATACCCAAGGCCTTGTTGGGTAATTGAGCTAGTGCTAGTGTATTATTATGGGTAGCGGTTATACTACCCTCGCCATCAAGAAAGCCAGCTAGGTATCCGCCCTCGTACGAGGTGTCTGTTTCCCATAGGTCAAAGCCGTTCCTTATATAGTCTCCATTCTGTAAGTCCTTAGTCTGTATCCAGGTATTCGTTCTGTTGTTGGTCTCGAACCTACGTTTACGCACAACAAGCCAAGGATGCTCTCCGCTGGCAGTAAGGTAAGTGCCGTTCTCCATGAGAATCCCATATGCAGGAAGAGTGATGGCTTGCTTCTTTTCTACTATACACTCTCGGAGTTTTCTGACTCGGGAAGTAGGAAACTCATCTATGCCTATGAGCTTGTCTCCAGCCACAATATCCTTGATGGGAAGCCATGTTAGGTCAGCTTTCAGTACCTTAGTTTTCGGGCCTAGGCAGCGGTCTATACCGTCAAATATCAAGGGGAATACTCGCAGGTCGAAGATAGCATTATGGAAGACCTTCTTGATAGCAGGGTTAGCAAGCAGGTTCTTCACTACCTCAATCTCAGGGTCAGGCTCAGGAAGAGTCCTGAAGTACCAGGCATCATGAGGAGAGGTAGCGATGGAGAAGCCTATAGGAATCTGCTCGGTCAGACTAATAGTCTCTACGTCCACTGAGACAACTGGAGGAGGTGAGTCTACAAGCTGCTCATAGAACAGGTCTTTGCTTACCGAGCCACTTCCATAGTAGTTAATCACTTGGGCCTCTGCAAAGTAATAAGATCTTCTTCATTTACGGTCTCTAATCCTATGGAGCGGTTATAGGCACTGAACCCTCCACCTATAGCATTCCATCTGTTCCAGCACACAGGCTCGAATCCCATCCTGATACAGTCCCTTTGTGCCCTGGCTCCAAGCGCTACCCTCTTCCCCTTCTCCATCCTGTCCTTGATGATAATGGTAAGTGTGCCTCCTGGTACCAGTGATTGCAGAATCTTCTTATACACCTGTTCCATCTTTTGATGGTACAGGAAGTCCGAAAGGTTCCCGATATTGTCAGGAGGCTGTGTGTAGCTGGTAGCTGCTCCATATCCCTGGTCAATAGCGAACTGGTCTACCTTTTTCTTCCTCAGTACCTGAGCCCAAGGAGGAGAGAACATGAAGTGATTGGCGAACTCAGGAACGGGAAGAACCTTTGCACAGTCCCCAGGAATTATATTTACCAGGTCCTCGGTTCCAGGATAGTTGATTTTCAGGCTGAGAACACTCCACTCCAGTATATCCTGGAAGGCTTCTTCAATCTCTATGCACACCACCTTCCTGCCCATAGTAGCTGCAACAAGTATTGTGCCTGTACCTGCAAATGGGTCGCAGATAGTCTCTCCAGGCTCAGACAGGAACTCTACCAATTCCTGTATCATATAAGCATTGCACCTAGCGACATGCTCTTGCTGGTCCGAGTAGGGGAAGAACCTGTACCTTAGTGGAGCATCAGACCTGGGGAATATAACTAGGCCACTCTCAGTCCTATCGTAGTCCGGAGCAAACTTATCCTTCATTCCTCCTGGTCCCATCCTTTGCCTTTTACCCACTGCCTCTTACAGGTAGGGCAGTGAAACAACACTC